TGGCGTGCCGCAATACAACCAACAGTCTTAGTAAGAGGAAAGAAAGTAATCTTAATGTCAACACCAAGAGGACAAGACTTCTTCTATGAAATGTATCAGTTAGGTAAATCAGAAGATCACCCAACCCACCAATCATATAGAATGACATACAAAGGTAATCCCTTCGTAGATATGTCAGAGATAGAAGCAGCAAAGAAAACCCTACCACCAGCTATATTTAAAGCAGAGTATGAAGGAGAGTTTGTAGCAGGAGAATCAATGGTCTTTGAGAACTATACTAATTGTATGTTTGACCGATACCCACAACCTAAAGGTAGAGTGTTTGCAGGCATTGACCTTGGTAAAGAATCAGATTATACAGTCGCTACCTTCATTGACGAGTCGGGCCAAGTAGTAGATATTTACAGAGACAACAAGAAGGATTGGACAGTAATGATAGAAGAGATAATTAAGAGAGCTAAGAAATACAAAGCAACCCTAATGGTAGAAGCCAATTCAATGGGTACTGTAGTAATAGAACAGATTAAAAAGAAACACCAAGATACACATGCCTTTCAGACTACTAACAAATCCAAACAAGAAATAGTAGAAGGTCTTATCTTAGATTTCCATGAAGAGGCTATAGGTATCCCAAGTCCGCAAGTCATACCAGAACTTCAGAATGAATTAGACGTGTTCGAGATGAGATACTCTCCTAAATCAAGATCGGTCATCTATGCCGCCCGAGAACCATTCCACGATGATCTAATAATTAGTCTAGGGATTGCAAACTACAACCGTAAACAAAATAAGAGTTACGGCCAGTATGTATACATGGGAGGTTAAGCTTTTTCATGATCACAGTAAAATATATTTAATAGTATATGTTTGAAATTAAAATAGATGGTAAAGTAAAACAATTCCCTGAAAGGTTAACTACCCGACAGTGGATGAGACTTGCTCGTTGGGATGTCAGTCACCACGAAAACTGGCCATTCATAATTGGAGCTATGTTAGAGATCCATCCGAAAGATGTAGAAGAAATGCCAGAAGGCCAACAAGAATTAATAGTAGGATTTACAGTAAGCTTAATGAATAGAAGACACCAATCACCTGGGTTTGATCTAAGCCAATTAACCTTTGGCGAATGGGTAGACTTAGATGTATGGACGGCGGAAGGCTTTGACAAATCACTCCTTAAATGTTTAACAATCTTAGGAGATACTGAATACTCTGATGAAGCCCTATGGAAGATAGAGAAGTGGTTAGACTATAGAACCTATGTATACAGACAGTATGCAGAGATGTTTGGCCTAACAGAAGAAGGCGAACTAGAAGTAGAGGATGAAGACCAAGAACCTAAGAGCCACGAAGATATCATAGCAGGTTGGTATACCATTATCTGTGGTCTAGCAAGTGAAGATGTTTTACGAATAGATAGTATAACCAAACAGCCGTTATTATCAATACTTAATTTCATGGCTCATCAAAAGAGAAAGCAGATCGCAGAGAACTTTCAAAAATTAAAGCAACAAAGAGAATATGAACTACAAAGAAATCGTAGATAGAATAAGACAAGTAGTCTTTGACCATAAGATGTTAGTAGACTTTGGCTATGGCCAGATCAGTGATATTAAGACAAGAGCAGAAGGCCAAGATGGTTCGGTTAATGATGCAGACTACCCTTATTGTTTCTTAAACCCAGCACAGCACATTAGAACACAGACACAGATAACCTATAACTTTAACATGATCCTAATGGACATGGCTAGAGAAGAGGAAGGTGATAGCTATCAGAACTTCTTAGCAATCCAATCAGACTGTATACAATACATAGACGATATCATCGCTAGGTTATACTTCCATTACAAGGATCAACCTGAAGTAAGTTTTGATTTAAACTATACACCATTCTATGAAAGGTTCCAAGACTCACTAGCAGGTGCTACCGCTAATTTAAGTATTACAGTACCAACAAACATTAACGATTGTATCACACCTTACAAACCTGGTCCTATCTTAATATGGGCAAAACAAACTACAACCTTACCTTACAGTGTCAATGGTTACATACAAGCTAACGAAATAGTTGACGATCCTTTTAGTATGTGGAGTCAGTATGGTCAAGGAGAAATAGCAGACTTAAGACTATGGTCGCCAAGACCAACACCTGCACCTATGGTATGGGAAGCTACAACTACTATTAAATGTAAGGTACAACCTACACAGGCAGAGTGGGATGAGTTTAGAGATTGGAGACTTGCTATTGGCTTAAGTCAAAATGATCCAGTTGCAACAGTAACAGGTCTCTCAGCAACGCCACCACAAGTAGGAGATGTAATAGCATTTAAAGTAGCAATAACCTATAATCTAACTACTGCTCTCTTTGCTGGTTTAAGGCTAAGAGATAATCCGCCAGGTGAACCATGGTCAACCCTATTCGATCAACTAGACGCAGAAATCAAAGTATACACAACAGACTATGGCCTTTAACCAATCTAGCTTTGATGCATTCCAAGAGATTATTGACGAGATCAATGACTTAGATGGTGCTATACAATCCTTAGCTACACAGATAGCAACAGAGATTAGAGAGGCTAGTCCAGTAGATAGTGGTGACCTTAGAAGATCGATTAAGGTAAACTTAGATAGATATGGCTTTCAATTAGAAATGTTAGCCTATGGTTTCTATCAGAACTTTGGAGTAGGACCAGGAGCAAGAACTCCATTTAATGCAATGCCAACTGGTGGTTCGCCTCAACAACCTTTCGGTATCTCAGACCCTGTAGACTTAGGATTCTACGAATACAAACATAGAAAGTTTGGCCTTCCAGCAAGACCATTCTTTGATATACAAGACATAGAAGATAGACTGTTTGAAACGGTCTTAAATAATATAGATTAATTATGGCAGTAACAGTATTACAAACCCCAACCCAACCATTTGATATGGCATACGGTGCTAACCCAATTACACTCTCTAATATTGATAGTGTTACAGGTGCTGATAAGTATGCACTACGTATTTTCATAGTAGGTCAAACAGATCCTATCGCAGATATTAGGCAAACACCTAATAGAATAGGTAGAGCAGTCTTTGATATTCAAAACATATTACAGAGTTATGTAGGACCACAGACTAATAAGATAGACTCTCTACATATGCCTGGGTTTGCACAGAACACTCGTTTAGATCTTGCAGGTCCAACACTTATAGAATATCAAATAGCTACAGCAACAGAGAGTGGTGGTGTTGTAAGCTCATTTACTACCTATCCACAAATCTTTACAGTCTTAGCAGGAAGTAAGCAATATTTTCAAGTACCTTTTGATACTAATCCTTATCAGCCTCTTATTAGTGGTGATGACACTGCACTACCTTGTTCAGTAATTGATAGAACTGCTAAACCTTTGAGTGATAATACATTTACAATAGAAGATGAATTACCAGCTAAGAGTGGTGCAATCTATTCAAGTCCTGGCGGTATAGATGTACATAACGTATATAGAAACGATCAGTGTACTAAAACATTCTATCAGCCTGTACAGAAGTCAACTACAGCAGCACCTAATGCAGCGGTGCAAGGTATCGAAGCATTCTATATCTTACAATATAGTGCAACCTCTAACAGTGCTATACAAACTAACATAATAACTAACACACAGTCTAATGGTGGTGGTCCTAATATTTCTTTAGGACAAGGAACTCTAATCAGTGGACAATTTCAAACAATTACAATAGCTAGTGGTCCGGAGAACTTAGTGGTACCTCTAAATGCTGCGACTGCATATTACTATATTATACCTGCAGTATGGGGTTGTCCTGAAGATCCACAATCACAGATAGATGTAATGACAGCTGCGGCTTGGAGAGCACAAAAGTATATTATTAATGATGAGCCTTGTAATGATTATCCACATGTACAATTTGCATGGCAAAACTCTTATGGTTATAGAGACCAGTTTACATTTACAAAGCAAGTTACACACTCTACTTCAACTAAGAATAATAACTTCTTAAAAGGTGCAGCAGACTATAACTCAAGTAGTTACAATGTAGACCTACAAGATAGAGGTTATACTACTTACTCACAGAAAATAGAAAACAAATTTAAAGTGATGTCAGGCTATATGTCTGATGCCGAAGCGGATCTATTAAAACATATGTACCAGAGCGCTGAGGTTAAAGCCAGGTTCTCTGATGGACCTTATGCTGGTCAGTGGGTACCTATAATAATTACCGCAACTAATTATACAGAAAAGACTAGTCGTAAGGACAAGTTATTCCAATATACAGTAAGCTTTAGACTTGCTTCAAACCTTAAATCAATGAGAGGATAATATGATTCAATTAAAAGTATACCCGTTTGAAGGTGCTCCGGACACAGATGCAATCTTCTTAGACCTTTACGAAACACAGCCTATTAAACTTACACTGAGTGTAGAAGATGTAACGTCAGCCGATGCTACATCAGTATTTAGTAGAACCTTTAAGGTACCTGCAACTAGAGATAACAATGAGTTTTTTCAGAATGCTTGGGAACTAGACGGTATAGACTTTGATATTACAATTAAGAAACCTGCAGAGATCTTAGTAGATGGTGCTGAATTTAAGATAGGCCATGTAAGGCTACAGAGGATCTTTTCAAATGCAGACTTAGATAAGACTGATTACGAATTACTCTTCTTAGGAGAGACAAGAGACTTTTCAAGTGCAATTGGTGAATCTACTATGTGTCAATTAACCTTTACAGAATTTGATTGGGATGATTTACCTGTTAGCTATTCAGCCGCTAATGCTGCTGCCTTTGCAAGTAACATAGGTCAACAAGATGTAAGAGATAGTTGGGATGCTTTTCCACAGACTAGCTCACCTACTGCCGGTTATGCAGATGGCGATATGATATTTCCACTTATAGATCATGGTAATCCTTACGATTCTACAGGTGCTCTTAATGGACCTACTGTTACAATAGGTGCTTCAGGTTCGGCATTCCAATCGTTTACACACTCACAAAATGCCTTAGCAGCTCAGAGGTTTAAACCTATGATTAGAGCTAAAAGAATATGGGATCAAATCTTTCAAGATAGTGGTTATACATATGAATCTAACTTTTTAGATAGTGAGCAATTCTTACACATGTATGTTAGTGCCTTTGGTAACGAAGAATCTGTTACTATAGGTGTAGAACAAGATGTAGGTGGTGGTCCTTTCGGAACAGCTTCATCAAATACCTTTCAATACTTTGAACAACCTAACGGTAATAACGATGCACAGTCTTACTTATATTGTAGTAATCAAGTTGTAGGATCACCTAACTATTATATTAATACACCTGATGTAACTGGACCTACAGGAGGTAGTTACTTCATTGCACCTGGTGATGCTGCCCTAGGTGGTGCCTATTATGCTTTTGAATATGGTGCGCAAGTAAGTGCTGCAATAGAAAACTCAGATTATGGTTATACTGATGTAGACCTAGCAGTTCAGCTAATGGTAGTAGACTCTATTACTGCAGCGCCTAACGATCCTAACAATGTTACCTTAGATGTAGGTAACTTTAACTCAAATGGTAACTGGTCTTCTAGTGCATATGATTCTAGAAACGGTGGCTATCAACCTCAAACAGGTGACATCTTTAAAATATTCATAACTGCTAACTACTCATACGATATTAGTGAAGTAGGTCAAGCCTATTGGCATTGTGCTGCAGCACCTGGTCCATATAACCCAGGAAGAGACTTAGACTGTGAATATCAACAAGTTGATTTCATTAAAGATGTTATTACTATGTTTAGATTAGTAATGCAACCAGATCCTCTAAGACCTAACCACTTCATCATAGAACCATGGAAAGATTTCATTGGTAGTGGTGATGTATATGATTGGTCTAATAAGATGATTAGACAGAAGGACTTTGTTAGTGAACCCTTATTTAATACACAGAGTGCTGTAATAGAATTTACAAAACAAGAAGATGAAGATTATATCAACACCTTTCACCAAGACAATAACAAACATGCTTATGGTTGGTTAAGGTTTGATTCACAAAACGAATTACTAAAAGGTAAAAGAGACGTAGAAGTTACAGGTATAGCGCCTACTCCTATAGATCAAATAATAGACACACAAGGTTCATCAGCACATACTAACCCAGAATTCATCTTACCACATATCTTTGAAGTAGATGATGGAGATAGAGTTCCTATTAAGCCTAAAACTAGATTCTTATTCTATAATGGCTTAGTAACAACTGACGGTACTACATGGTATTTTAAAACAGGACCTAGCTCGCAAATAGCAATGGTTACATATCCTTTAGTTTCACCTTATGAGTATTGGCCAATTCAGAACGTGCCAGAAGCACCACCTAATCCAGCTATTAATACACTTAATCTTAACTTTGCTAACGATACAAGATATTATATGGATCCAGCGCCTGCTGCAGCGTATGGTCAATTACCTAATACTTTGTTTGAGATCTTTTGGGCTAGATATATCTCTTCACTCTATAACAAGTTTAGTAGAAGAGTTACAGCTTACTTTACTTTAAATAATGTCGACCTACAAAACTTAACCTTTGATGATGTTATATTTGTTGATGGTAAATACTATAGACCTGAAAAGATTATAGATGCAGAGATAGGTCAAAGAACAGCGGTAAAGGTACAATTAATTAATATATTAGATCAACGTCCAGTATGGAGACCAGAACCACTCACAGGGTTCTCTATCATTGTCTCTGATGGTACTTGTGCCGGTGAAGGTGGTTCTATACAAGTAACCTCAAACGGTACACCTCCCTTTAACTGGTCATATATTGGAGATAGTGGAAGTCAAAACAGTGGAACATTTAATGCACCAGTAGGTCAAGCACCTTATATCTTTACTATTGAAAACATACCATTAGGTAACGGTATCTTACAAGTAGAAGATAATTTTGGTAGAACAGCAGAAGTAAGTTATACTATTAATGCTTCTAGTGCCACGCCAGTTGAAGCAACATGGGTAGAAACAGATGCTACGGATTGTAGTGCACCTTGTAATGGCTCATTAGTAGTTACACCAAGCGGTGGACAAGGACCTTACACTATTACATATCAAGATGGTGGTAGTGGATTAACTAGAAATAACTTATGTCCAAATGAGTACTTATTCTATATTACAGATGCTTTAGGATGTCAGTCACAAACTTATGAAGCCGATATTAGTTGTTCAATAGTAACTTATACTTATCAGCTTAGAGAGCATCTAAATAACTGTAGTCAATCTAGTTCAGCAACCTATATTGCAACATCGCCTAACGTATACGCTAATCAAACTACAGTAGATCTTAATGAAAGAAGTGGATGTTATTACATACAAAATACAACTACTCAAACACCTACATATACAATAGGAACAGATTATCCAGATTGTGCTAGTTGTTCACCTGTAAATCCAGTTAGTTACGAAGTAGAAACTTGTAATACAGGTGCAGCTACATATTATGTAGATAGAAATATAGCTCTAACACCAGGTCAATCCATTGAGATTACCGGAGTTGTTGGTTGTTTCGAAGTTGTTGGAGATTCTACTAATGTAGCAACCAATACAGTAAGTCAAGTATATGCAACTTGTGCTGATTGTACTACAACACCTCCAGGATTTGTATACTATGCATTCTTTTGTGATGGCTCATTTAGCCCTAGATACTTTGCATCTACTATTGCTTTACAAGCAGGAGATGTATTAGAAATACAAGATGGTTTCTATATTGGTAAGTGTGTTGAAATTATTTCACAAAATAATACAGCTACTTCACAAGGTAACTTAGATACTTCAACAGTACATGATGATTGTAATTCATGCCAAGGTATATCGCCACAAGTATGTACATTAGTTGATGTAACTATAGCTGGTGCTGAAATAAGCTATGTACAAAATGGTAGTACATTTACATCTGCATTGCTTGCTGGACAATATAACATATGTGGTACTAACTTCCAATTAATTAGTGGAACAGCAACATTTACCCCAGGTAGAATACTTTGTACTAATAACTTTGATTGTAGAATTGTAAGACCTAAAACTAGTTGCCATATTCTTAATGGTGGAACAACATTTAGTGGAACTACTTTTGAATATATGAATAGCTCTGGTCAAATTGTACAAAGAAATGTTAATCCTTTTACTGCTGAAAATGCATGTGCAGTAATTAATTCAGTTACTATAGTATCAGGTAGCGGTTCGTATCAAGATCAACAATCACTATGTACTACTGATAGTGAGTGTTTTAGCGGTGGACCACAACCATAAGAATTTCAATACTAACGCAAAATATATTTAATAGTAGATGGCAGATAAGAAAATACAGATTACCATAGAAGTAGACGGAGTTAAGCAGATAATTAACAATGTTGAAGACGCAGAGAAAGCGATGAAAGGTCTCCAAAAAGAGACTAAGAAGGTAGCACAAGAAAATAAGTTCCTAGCAGATGCTAAGAAAAAATGGTCTGACTTTAAAGATGGTATTAAAGGTGCTACCACAGGTTTTAAAGGTCTTAAAGGAGCTATTGCAGCCACAGGTATTGGTTTACTATTAACGGCAATTGCATCACTTATATCATACTTTAAGAATACAGAAGAAGGTAGCCGTAAGTTAGCGATAGCTACAGAAGCCTTAGGTATAATCTTTGGTAAAATACAAGATGCAGCTGCTAAATTAGGAGAGATGTTAGTCTGGGTATTCACAAACCCTAAAGAAGCTCTAATGAACTTTGTCAACCTGATTAAAGAAAATATAATCAACAGGTTTGAAGGTCTCTTAGAACTCCTGCCAGCACTTGGTAATGCTATCTCTGAACTATTTAAAGGTAACTTTAGTAGTGCTGGAAAGATTGCAGCGGATGCGATGGGTAAAGTAGTGTTAGGTGTAGAAGATATTACAGACAAAGTATCAGATGCTGGTGCTGCCGTTGTAGAGTTTGCAACTACTGTGGTTACAGAAACTAAGAAAGCAGTTGCAGCAGCTACCGCTTTAGTAGATGGTTTTAGAGCTATTAGAGATGCACAACAAGCTCTTATCGTAGAGAATGCAATGTTGAATAAGGAATTAGAAACTCAACAAAAGATTGCAGAAGATACTACTAGAACTTATGATGAAAGAAAAGAAGCCTTAGAAAGAGTAGGTGAAGCACAAGTTAAGTTAGCAGAAAACCTAGCTAAACAAGCTAGGTTAGAACAAGAAAACTTAGAGTTACAGATTGCACAAGAAAGTAACTATGAAAAGAGAGAAGAATTAGAGACTGCATTAGCAGAAGCAGTAGCCTCTAGAATAGAAGCAGAGACTGCCTTAGAAACTAGAAGACTAGATGCTAAGAAGATTACTGCTGAATTAGAATTAGAAGAGGTAGAAAGAAAGAAGTCGATCAATGAAATGATCGCTCAATTAAATACAGAAGCAATAGAAAACGAATGGGAAAGAGCATACGCAGAACTAGCAATACAGGAACAACAGGCGATGGACGAACTCGCCCTGTTAAATGCAACAGAGGCGCAAAAGCAAGCTGTAAGAGATGCATTTGCAAAGAAAAGAGATAAGTTAGCAACAGAAGAATCTAAGTTTAATAAGAAGTTAGATGAGATGGATGCTAAAGCTAAGTTACAATTAGCTTCTAATGCATTCGGCCAAATAGCTAGTATTGTTGGTGAGAATTCTAAAGTAGGTAAAGCTGCTGCAATTGCACAGACTACTATAGATACTTATCAATCTGCTACTGCAGCATACAAATCCTTAGCAGGAATTCCAGTATATGGTCCTGTACTTGGTGGTATTGCAGCCGCAGCAGCTGTAGCCGCAGGTATTGCGAACGTTAAATCTATCGTATCTACACCAGTTCCTGGTGGAGGTGGAGGTGGAGGAGGCGGTGGAGCTCTACCATCTGTGCCAACAGCGCCAGCATTCGATCCTACTGTAGCCTTAGAAGCAGGAGCCGCTGCTGATGGTGAAACTACTAATGAAGTTACACTTGGTCAACAGACTGGTTCAAGTGGTGCAGGAGTAGTAAGAGCCTATGTTGTTTCAGACGAAATGACAACACAACAAGAAGCAGATGCTAAGATTAATGATTTAGCACGTCTCTAAAAAAGATACATACAATATGAGTAATAAGATTGGTAAAATAGTAGAACTCCTAATTGACTGGGATAACATGGAATTCGATGACTTAGGTGTCGATATAATGTCACTAGTAGACAAGCCCGCAATAGGAATTAAGTGGCAAGCTTTTGCTGCACAACAATTCGTAGATCCTAGATCAGGAGAAAGTGAAGCAGACTATGTAGGCAGATGTATTCCCACGTTAATAGAGGAAGGCTTTGATGAAGATCAAGCCGCTGCTATATGTTACAATAGCTATGAAGGAGAAAGCTTCTTAGAAGACAACCCTTGTCAAAGTGGTTATGTTGCTTATGGAACTAAATCAAAAGGTGGTAGACAAGTACCTAACTGTATTCCTATAGAAAATCAAGAGTTAGCAGAGATTAGAGAGAACAAAGAATGTCCAGACGGATTTGAACATCAAATGCCAGATGGAAGTTATATGTGTGGTAAAGAACATACAGCAGTTGACCCTATTATAGAGATGGCTTCACACGTTGATTTCGGTGAATCCTTAGACTATGCAAACACAATAGAGATTAATCAATCACAAGCAAATTTTAGTGATCTCCAGGACACTCTAAAAGCGATCATTGGTTTAGACATTCTAGGTAAGAAAGATCCTAAAGATGAAGGTGAAACCAAGTATAGATACTCTGGTCCTGCACCACAAAGAGATTTTTGTAAAGCTATGATGAGAGTTAACAAAGTTTACACTCTACAAGAAGTAAGAAGAATGGCTGGACTTAATCCTGGCTTTGGCCCAAGAGGTGCAAGTACCTATGATATTTTCAAATACAAAGGAGGTCCTAATTGCCAACATTACTGGGAACAAGTAAGAGTATTTAGAGAAGGTAGAAAAACAGTAGTAGTAACTGAAGGTAAGGCTACTGGCTTAGCCGGAGAAGCACCCGAACAAATGCCTAATAATGGTTATCTAATGTCAAGTTGGAAGTTCTCTGATGATGAACAAATGATTATTACAGGTCCAGCAATGACACCTAATACTTTAATACCTAGAAAAGGTGAGAATGGTGAAACATTCCATGTATACTTTACAGAAGATACAATTAAAAAGATAAGTAAGAAATTCTTTGAATATAACAAACTACATAACACTGATGTCAATCACGATAATAGTGTAACAACCGATAATACCTTATTAGAGTCTTGGATCGTTGAAGATCCTGAAATGGATAAGTCTAAAACTTATGGTTTTGATGTACCCCAAGGAAGCTGGATGGTATCATATAAGATTAATGATGAGGAAACTTGGCAAAAAATTAAAGATGGTGAATTAAATGGGTTCTCAATTGCCGGAAACTTCATTGAAAAAGCTAGTAAAAAATAATATGACTAACGAGGTGAAAGATACTGCAGCAACAGTAACGACAATAGCAGGCGGCGGAATGGCCGTAATGGGTATTAACGAAATATTAACACTAGCCTTATTGGTTACAGGTATAATTCTTAACATTATACGTATTAGAGACATCAGAAAAGGTAAAAAAGAAGACAAAAAGTAGTACTACGCATTGCGCAAGTGCGCTAAAACGCTCGTTTTCTTCCTTCCCTCCTTCCTAATGACCCTTCCTTCCTGGTTTGGTCATTTAATCATTTAAATATATTTAATAGTATCAGGTAATTAAGCCTGACTAATAATACCCTATAATAATATGAACGTAAATCAAGTTATTACAAAGCTTAAAGTTATGTTGGGTGCTGAAGAAGTTGTCGAAGTAAAGATGGCTGAAGCTGAATTAGTGGACGGAACTCAGGTCTATACTGAAGGTGAATTACAAGCTGGAGCAATCCTATTTGTAAGAGCTGGAGAAGGTGCATCTGAAGATCCTTTTGCTCCTGAAGGCAAGCACGAAACAACTGACGGTAAAATTATTACAGTTGGTGAATCAGGCGAAATCACAAACGTTGAAGAAGCGTCAGGTGAAGAAGAATCAGTTGAAGAAGCTGAAGAAACTTTCGAAGACGAAGACAAAGACGAAAAGGAATTCGATGCTGAAGGTCTAATCGAAGCAATTGCTGAGATGATCAAGCCACAAGCTGAAATAATTGAAGAGCTAAAGAAAGAATTATCAGTATTAACTGAAAGATTCGAATCAGTAGCTAATGAACCAGCTGCACCAAAAGTAACTACTAACACTTTCAAAGAAGTATTAGAGGACAAAGAGTCTAAGATGGCAGCAAGATTAGATATGCTAAGATCTTTAAGACAAAAGTAATTTAACAAACCCAAAAAAACAATTTAATTAATTATGGCATTCGGATTTAACGTAGCAGCTTTACCTGCATACACAGACCAATTATCATTAGAGTTAATCTCTAAGTCAGTTTTAACAACTGATCTATTATCTTACTTAGACCTTAGAACAGGTTTAAGCTCAGGAACTGTTTCAATCAACTTAGTTGATGCTGACCTTCCTGTATCTGCATTATCATGTGGATGGACTTCAGATGGTGAAATCACTTACTCACAAGTAGATGTAATTATCGAGTCTTTACAATCAAAAACTGAAGTATGTCCAGAAGACTTACGTTCAGTATACCAATCAGCCTTCATGAGTGCTGGTACTGGTAACGATGAAATTCCTTTTGAAGAAGTAATCTCAAATCAATACCAAGAAAAACTAACTAAATACAACGAAGGATTCTTAATCAACGGTTCTGCAGGTGGAACAATGACTGGTCTTAAAGGACAAATCACTGGTGCTAACGGTGCAACTGTTCCTGCAGGAGCAGCAGCATGGAGTGTGGCAAATGCAGTTGATCAAGCGTTAGATCTTTACGATGCAATCGACGAGTCTGTAAAAGACAGAGACGATTTAATCATGGTAATGTCTCCAGCTAATTACAGAACTTTAGTTAGAGCCCTAGTTGCTCAAAACTTATACCACTTTGCTTCTGTAGAAGGTAACGAAGTGATGGAGCTTCCTGGTACTAACATTAAGATGGTTAAATCATCTGGTTTAGTAGGTTCTGACAGAGTATTTGCTGGACCATCTAAGATGATCATCGCAGCAACTGGCTTACAAGATGAGTTAGACAACTTCGTATGGTTCTATGACAATGGAGCTGATGTAATGAAGTTTAGAGCAGCTTGGAGATTAGGTGTAGGTGTTGGACAAGTAAACTTGTTCGCCTCTAACGACCTAGCATAATAACAATTTAAAAAAAACACATTTAAGATATGGCATGCAGTGCAATAACAGCAGGAGTGATCAACGGATGTTCGACTAATCAAGGTGGCTTAGAAGCTATCTTCATTGCGAATGGCCCTGTTCAATCTTTCGCAGAAACAAATGGAACTATCACAGCAATAACTGTTGGTGGATCCGCATTAACGCCGTCTGATTTTTTTAAATTCGAATGTCCGCGTCAAACTTCTTCTATTTCAGAAACTGTTACAGGAGATGTTTCACAAGGAACAGTAACTTATGCTCAGACAGCGATTATGGTATTGAACCAAATGCAAGCGAGTACCCGTGATCAATTACAATTAATATTTGAAGCAACTAACTTAGTAGTAGTAGCTAAAGATAATAATAATCGATTTTTCTCAATAGGTAT